TTAGAAGCCGAAAATTTTACCTAAAGCACTGATTCCATTTTCTACGATACCTACGATGCTTGTACCCATTTTACCCCAGTCTTTATCTTGTCCTGCTTGTACTGCTGCTGCAATTGCTTCTGCTAATTTTTGCATATTTATCTCTCCATTTCTCTATATTTTTTTATGATTTAAACTAAGTTTTAAATTAAACGTTAAATTAGAAACCAAAGATTTTACTTAATTCAGTTACACCGTTTGAAACGATATCTAAGATACTTGTACCTAATTTAGTCCAGTCTTGGTTTTGACCTGCTTCGATTGCACTTTTTACTGCGTTTGCGATTTTTTCCATGATCATTATCTCCTTTGTATTGTTTATTTATATTAATAAAATGTTATCAGTCGAACTTAGAATCCGAATAATTTACCTAGAATGCCAACACCGTTTTCTACGATACCTACAATGCTTGTACCTAATTTAGCCCAGTCTTGGTTTTGGCCTGCTTGAACTGCATCTGAAATTGCTTGTACTAATTTTGACATTTAAATCGCTCCATTCTTTTAATTTTATATATTTAAATTGTTTGCCTTTTAGTTTTAGAAACCGAAGATTTTACTTAATTCTGTAACACCGTTTGAAACGATATCTAAGATGCTTGTACCTAATTTAGTCCAGTCTTGGTTTTGACCTGCTTCGATTGCACTTTTTACTGCGTTTGCGATTTTTTCCATGATTACTATCTCCTTTATAATGTTTATTTATATTTTCAATAAATGTTATATGTGGAAACTTAGAATCCGAATAATTTACCTAAAATGCCAACACCGTTTTCTACGATACCTACAATGCTTGTACCTAATTTAGCCCAATCTTGGTTTTGACCTGCTTGAACTGCATCTGAAATTGCTTGTACTAATTTTGACATTTAAATCGCTCCATTTCTTTTTATTTAAAGTATTTAAATCTTAATGTATGAAATTCAATAGATACATTAAGCTATTTCTTAAAAAACAAAAACGATTAATTGGTAAGTTTTTGTTTACCTATCGTTTTGTTACTTATACTATATAGTGATTTATGCTATTTGCGTTCTATCTTTCTTAACTTATAAATTAGACATCAAAACTGTAGGCCTTTGATTATATAAAACACACTTAGGCATTCATATATGTTGTGCAAAATCTGACAATTCTGCAAACGTTTACAAGATCTTTACATTGGCTTTATATTTCTTTAAAATTCACCTTGTTTTATAAACGCTTTAACCTACTAGTAGATCCATTGCAAGTCTAGGATTCTCAATACAACCATTTATTTAAACAGACAAGTGAATATATTCTAGTCCTTTTCAACCATTTAATTAATCGTAATGTTAATCATTGCAACTTTATTAATTTCTGTTTTTCACTATTTATCATGATACTTTTATTTAGTAATTGGATTGAGTATATGAATAGTAGATGAGAATTATTTCAACACTTAGGATCTCTTTATTACTTTATTCATTCATAGATGTTCATAGTTTGTTCATAGTTTCTTATAATGCCTCCTATTGGTTCTATACATTTGATTACTTCTGAGTCCATATGGCTTGGAGATATTAATTCAATTGCTCGACTTTATGTGTTATTGCACTTGCACATAGTCGATATGAGTTACAAATACACATAATTAGTGAAAAATATAAACTTTTTTTATATTAAAGCTATTGCTAAATAAGGTTTCTTTAGCTATAATAATTCTTGTGTTAAAAATTCATGTCCTGGTAGCTCAGCTGGATAGAGCAATGGCCTTCTAAGCCATCGGTCGGGGGTTCGAATCCCTCCCAGGACGTTATTAACCGAAAATTAAACACTTTTCGAAATTAAGAACCCCATAACGACGGGGTTCTTTTTATTTTGCCTATTAATAACACACCATATAATACAAATTTTTAGGGACTTTTTAGGGACCCGAGTCCCTCACATAAAAAAACCACGCTCATAAGAACGTGGTTTGTGTTTTTTTTGAAAATTACGCATAAAAAAATAACCACCCAGTGACATGTGTGGGTGGTTATTGTAGCGATTATAGATTACCACTATAACACTTTACATGCGTACGCGTATAGCTTTTCAGTAGTATTCAAAGTTAAATTGTCAACATCACGTTTACCTTGTCTTAATTGTGATAGTACGTATTGTGATATTCCAGTTTCTTTATAAATCTTATAGCCTGTTATATCACTTTCGATCAATTCAATTATTTTTAATTTATAATCGCTCATATTATCTACGTCCATTCTTTTTGTCTAAATAATAAAAATGCGTTTTTCTTCCTATGAATAGTAACAATGGTAGGCTTAATATAAACAACGATAAATATATTTGTCCTGTCATAATTGAAAACCTCCAAATAATGTTATAATATATAAGTGTAAGGAGGAGCCCTAAGGCTCCAAACATAATTTTAATCTTTGTTGTTTGGCTTTCGGTCTAGGTAACCGAGGTGCCATTTCCTAAGTTGTTTTAACACTTCTGGAACTATCAGTACTGCCAATACTGGATGTTCTAGGAGTGTTTTTATTATGTCTAGCATGAGGCTTTCACCCCCTTACACATAATTTGTAAGTCATTAACTAACTTACAAATATAATTATACTACACAAACGTTTATTATACAAGTGCTTTCTATAAAATTTTGCATAAAAAAAAGAGGGACAAGCACCGTTATGCTTATCCCTTTACGAACTGAAAATGAAATGTCATCTGAATATATTATATTACCCTGTATAAAATTTAACAAGGTTATTGCTTTCGCTAAATTTAATTAATTGTTCCCCATAACTCACCAACACTTTGGTTAGGTGGCGCTACACCGTTCCATTTTCTAATTGGTAAATAATAGCGTTGACCTTTCCAATCATAACCAACCCAAACGTGTTCATCTTGCAACATTACTTCGTCATAGTCACAATAGCCACCAGGTTGAAAGTCATAAGCATGTGGGCAACTTCTAAATGGTCCTACTGTTCTAACCATAATAGGTTGACTGCCATTTGTAAATCTTGCTTTTTCACTCATATACCATGTTCCATAGTTATTACGTTTCCATGCCCCTGCAACAGTAGACACTGTATTACTTGATGATTTTGAACCTTTTACTACGGTTGCGGTCGGTATGTTGCCTTTCATATATGCTCTAATTTGTTTAATAAAGTAGTCTTTTAGCTTAACTTGTTTGTCTGAAGGTAAAAGCCCCTGTGTGACTGGATTAAAGCCTGTATGAAGCTCTGAGCTTCTGTGAGGACAACTTGTAGATGTAAATTCATTGTGCAATCTGATTGTATTACGATTGGCAGGTAGTCCCCATTTTTTAAGTAATCTCGCGCATTCTTGAAATGTAGCTTGTTCGTTTTGTAAGAACGTTTTGTTATCTGCGCCAATTGATTGGCAAACTTCCACACCATAATAATTTTTATTACCGTATTGATTAGCTGTGTGCCAACCTACCTGACTTTCATCTAATGCTTGCCAAACCGTATTTCCACTAATATAACTGTGTGCGATACCTGCCTCTAGTCTTGATAGTGGCGCATTTACTAAACCATTTCTGTATGCCTCTGCCGTTGCACCTTTACTACCTGCGTCATTGTGAATAACAATACCTTTAGGCTTGTAACCACGTTTAGGCAAGTTATAGCCTTTCACGTAGTCTTTAATGTAGTTTAGTTTTTTAGCTTTACGTGTTGTCTTTTTAGTTTTTGTACTATTCTTCGTTACAGATTGCATTGAACGTGTTTGACCTTCTTTTTTATATTTAGGACGTATAAACCACATAGGGAAATCATAATTGTGTACAATTCTTTGCGCTACTTCTGTTTTATTTAAACCACCACCATGCCAATTTTGATCAAGTGATAGAAATTGATTGTAGTTACCGTCATAATTACCGTTTAGCACGATAACCACATGACCATACCCGCCACCGTATTTTCTACTAAACACAACTACGTCACCTGGTTTAGCTTTAAACTCTGGTGTGTTTTGATATACGGTCGCTTCGTTTGTAAAATCATTAGCATTTGGTATATCTGCGGCGCCTAAACCTTTGAGACCATGGCCAAACAATTTATACCAATACATATTAGCTAAATCAAAGCACTGGTAGCCGTAGCTGCCATCAAAGTCCCAACCTTTGCCCTCTAAACTGTAAATATAAGTTATTGCCTCTTGTTTAGTTAAATTAGCAACCATTATTGAACCTCCTCATGTAAGCGTGATTGACCACGCATTAAACTTTTATCGTCTTCATAATCAGATACGTCCCACTCTACATCATCATCGTCATCTGTGAATGGTTGAGATGTATCGTAAGTTTTAGGTTCTTTCTCGTTTAATTCTGGTGCATAAGCTTTATTTTCGTCTTTAACATTTTGCCACTCTACAAACTCATCAGGGTTCTTACTGTCTCTAGGCTTGCTATACGTTTGTACAATTCCGCTATCTTTGACACCTTTACTAGTAGGGTCAACGATTACGCCTAAACCTGCTAATAATGTCAGAATTGCACCAACTAAACCACTTATTTGTTCTAATTGAGTGGATAAATCTAAACCGAAAAGCTCGGTTACTTGTTTAACGAATAACAATACTGCACCTACTAAACCAGTTAATACTGCTTTATTTTTAAATCGCAATTTCCAATTCATATATAAACCTCCATAATAAAAAGCCGGTTAATTTAACAACCGACTTAAAAGAATGCTGCAGCAAAACCGATTGACGCTACTATTACGCCAAAAATACCAGTTATCACTGCACCTACAACTGTTGCACTATAATCTTTTTTCTTTTTAATCACTTCACTAACAGTTTCGAGCTGTCTACTATGATCCTTTACTTGATACTCCATATCTGTGAATTTAGTTCCAAAACTTCCCATAGTTTCCGATAGTTTTTCTAGGTGCTTTTCTGACTTCTTTTGACTTTCAAGAGATTGTTCTTGTAAAACACTTTGTCGTTCTACTTTTATAGATAAGTTGTTTAAAGCATCTGTATGTTTTCTATCAACTTTATCTATCTTTTCATCAACCTTAATGTTGTTATCGAGCCATTCTGTACGTGTTACAAAACGGCTATCGTTTTCTGACAACTGCAGCACCCCCGTAAAAACCTATTAAAATATTGATTGTGGTCAGCGTTGCAAATTGCAAAGGCGTTAACCAATTAATCGCATTATATATAGATGCTGAAGTCATTAAAAAATAGAAGATACCGTTCCCAGTACCTCCTATTAAGCATAGATAATTAAATTTATTATTGAGATGTTGCTTAGGTAAAAAGAAAGGGGCAATGATGATAAGTATACTAAAAATCATTCCCATTACGCCCCACATCCAAATTGGCATAATCTGATGAAGTGCCATATAAAAATCGCTATCATCTAGTACATCATTTTGTTCTTTTGTCCAAAAGAAACCACGCTCGAACATCATTAAACCTACACCAAGCATGAGGATAGAAAACATTTTATATGTTGTTTCGTTATCTTTCATGATCTACACCTCCACGTCGTAAATGACAGGTTGAGCTTTTTCTTCTTCAATTGTTAAAGGGTCAACACGTTTAGCGTTTAATTCTTCGACACTTAAAAGCGTTTCCCCTTCTTTTAATTTAAGCTTCTCTCCATCAAAATAAACTTTTTCAGATTGGCGAGCGACCTTTTCAGTTGTGGGCAACACCTTATCGAATGGTTCTGTAGGTACAATGTCAGACCCTGCTTGCACAATATGATATTCTCCGTCTATATATTTTAAAAATAATAACCATATCATCTAATCATCCTCTCATACATACTCTGGTACTTCGTGCAGTAACTTTATCTTTAGAAGTACCACCAATACGTCTCACTTTTAAATAACAGTTAAGTGGTTCATACGTTGGTACACCTAAATCAATTTGAATAACACCATACACTTCATCATCAGTACGCTTGGCAATCGTTTTATAACTAGCTGTTCTATTTTTATCGCCATTACCAAATTCTTCAACAATAATTTCAACGGCTCCAACATCACTTTCATTATTGTAGTCCCAACCAATCGCATAAGATACGTTTAAATAACGAGCTTTATGTTGTGTATAGAAATATTCAAATACCTGTGGTTCAGTTTCAGATGTCAAACTGTAACGCCCGTTGTTCTCTACTGTGGAATAATGAAATAAGTTTTTTTGAACTTCTAAGTCCATTTTTGGTACACCATTCACCATGTAGACTGCGCCGTCTGGACGTGTGATTGAAAGACCTGTAGGTTGTAATAAAGTACGGGATAAACTGTTAGGATCTACGGTTAATAATTCATTGCCAATGATAGATAAATAGCCCCCAGTACCAATTACATTCACATTTTCAGTCCATATCGAGCCTGCAGTAATTGCATCTGCCACAATACCTTCTGCAGTAATCGCTGTTCTTGCAGTATTTCCTGCATCAGTTGAAAGCATTAAGCCACTGCTATTTAAAGTCATCTGATTGTTAGGATTACTCTTATCTACTGCATGAATACCATTACTATCAAAAGCTAGTTCACTGTTCGTATTTTGTATCTTTTTGACCATAGCTTGACTGATTGTATCTAACGCAGTGAATGGTACTTTTTTACGCCCGGATAATAAATCTTGAATATCCTTAACTGCCGCATTCATGTTTCCACTGTAACTATCGGCCAAATTAGATGAGCCAAAGGTAATCTCTATATTAGTTAAATATCCCTCATTATTAAGCTCTCTATCGATTTTGACGACACGTATCTCAATATCTAGTCCGATACGCTCATCAACTAAAAATACTCTATCTCCCATTTCGGCATGTTGGAAACGATAACCATGACGTGACATATCATAAATATCAGCAGTAAATGAGATGTTTACACTACTTTCAACAGCTTCTTTTAATTGCTTATCCATCGTTTCTTGTTTAGTGATATTCGCGTTCATAATAGGTGGGCCTTCTCGAATACCTATGATGGCTGCAAGTGGTGATGTATATTCTCGTTTTAACTTAGCTTTTTTAGTCACATCTTCTTCATTATCATTTTCGATTACTTTAACACTTGTCTTTTGATAACCAGAAGAAGTTTCTGAATTCGTTGTTTCAGTAGTTGTTGTTTCTTCACCACCATCTTCTCGGTAATCACCATACCCTCTCATATACGTGTACATCTCAGAAGCATCTACTTCTTTTTCTATGTCTTGGGTATTAACTTTGTGACGATATTCAAAGTTAGCGTCATTACCTATTTGATTGTGTAAGTAGCATACCTTATCAACTAACTTAAACTCATATTCATAGCGTTCAATAAACGTTTTGAATATTTCTAATCTCGTTGCACCTTCACCAATGCCCTCAAAACTAGCACTAGGGGCATTGTCAACAATTACATAAGTAAACGGCGTATCATTAAAGACAATATCAAACGCCTCTTTTGTGGTTAAACTAGCATCGATACGCTCGTAAACACGGTGTGTATTTAACCAATCAAGCATATAAAGTACTCCCACAACACTTACTTTGTATTTATCTCCGTAACCGCTAATTTTGCTAGAGATGATACGATACTCTTTATTCTCAAATAGGATAATCCACATTTTTAAATCATCTTGTTTATCTAAAAACAAACTGTTCATTGGTGTGTATGGAATATCCATATCAATACGTTCATCACCATTCAATTCCATTTCGTGTTTAATTGTGCCTTCTAAATAGTATTCTTCGCCCTCTAAATCTCTAATAAAAAATAAGTTTTCCATAGTTCACCACCTAAAATAAAAAGCCGACTAATTTAATAGTCGACTTAACCTAATAATTTATTTACCATTGGAAGTTTACCAAAACCAAAATAACCTTCGAATTGATATATCTCTCCAACACTTGCTGTATGATTGGTATAAATACGTGGATATAATTTTTGTAAATCTTCATTTCTATGTTGCAAAGCAAACAAACCTTTACCGTACTCATCGCCATCTCTATCACTATATGCCATTCTTAAAGTCTCATATGGATTAGAATTGTGACAAATAAGATAAATGTCACTATAAAAATTAGATACTCCTATATAAGAGTATGGAGCTTCATCTTGAAGATATTGATAACTATTATCAAAGATTTGAGTAGTATATTTAGTATCGTAAGAAGTTATAATATCTGTTACAAATTTAGGATTTACTGTAAACATATTAATATAACCACTACCAATAGTTGTTTCTTTTAACCATTTAACTTTTGTATTAAATTTAACTCCTCTAGAAGTAATCGTAGTAGTTATAATAAATTCAGCAAATTCTACTCCTGTCGTTGGATGAGTAGCAAATAAGTGCTGTAACAATTTAAGTTCAGTGAAAGAAGTATTACTTAACACTTGACTAATACTATATTCTTCATTATCAATAAATAACTTTTGTGTTCCTTTATTTCCTAATTTTAATGTTCCTGTACTATTATGCTCAGGAACCCACTCTTTTCTATCTCCAAAATCAACTTGAAAAGCAAACTCTTTGTTACTATCCCATAAAGCATTTTGCGTTTTAGTTACTGTTGCACCTTTTACAATATAAACAAATGTATCAAACGCATATTCTGGTTTAGATGTTGAAGTTACTATTCTAATCCAACCACGAGGACTGGTTACTGGATAATTAGGATCTTGACCAATAAATTCAAGTATTAATGTATGTTCTTTATTCTCTAAGTTACTAACAATATTTGTTTCCATAACACTTGCACCTAAAGAACTTGAAGAGCTATAAGCCCCAGAGTTGGTTGAGATATTTTTAACAAAATTGCCATCTACACTTGCTTTCCAAATTCCACCTCTAGTATCTACTAAATATCTAAATGTGATTGAAGAGCCTGTGAAATTATATTGTATTTTTGTTCCAATCTCTGTGGCATACCAGTTGTCACTAGAACCAGTAACTGAGCCGGATATTACCATATTTTGAGTGAAATTATCTGTTACTGTTTGTGCATCAGAAGAAGTTATTTTACCAATATAGTTCATATCTTTAAATTTAATAAAATCATCATTAACATTTTTAGCAAATTTTAATTCAAACTTATCTTTGGTGCTAATATTTACAGAAACAGTTAAATCTCTATCACTATTTACCTTCACTGTGTTATTGGAAGTTTGTGAACTGTTTTGGAAGTGAAAATCTAAATAATTCCGTTCATTTGCTTTTTTAAATTCATATTGTCTTTTTTTATCACTGTCTGATAATCTTTCACTTAAAACATCATATTCACCTCTTGCATCAACAACTTCTGTATCTGATGTTCCACTTGATGCAATAATACTGTCTAATCTTTTATTTGTTTCATCAGTAGAAAATTGTAAGTCTCCAACTTTATTCAATACATCACTGGCTTGTTCAGAAATCTTTTTTACTTCACTTAAGTTATCAAAAAGAAAACCTATATTATTTTCAGTGTTTATCTTACTCTCTCTATAATCTAATAGTAAGTTATCAACATCTGTTTTAGTAGTTAAGATGTCATCGAATAGAAATTTAAAATTGTCATTTACTCCGTTTAAATTACTTCTATCCCATAACCCATCTATTACTTGTCTAGTAGCCATTTAACCACTCCTTATTTATAATAGAATGGGAAGTCAAATTGTACATCATCGACTGTCCCACCACTAAATTCAATTTCATTTTTACCAGGTACAATACTAATGTATTTACGATTGGTTTCTCTTAACCTATTTGCTTGATAACCTACGAATGCTTGCACACCGTCTAAATCAACTGTATTACCAGTTCGAGGTGCATAATATTCAAACGTTTCTCCCGTTGTCTTGTTAGTTAACTTAAATTTACCGTCTGTTACTAAGTGTTTAAATTTAATTTTTAAAGGCATATTACGTGGATCTAATATAACGTTGCCACCATTCCACACCGTGAATTTGTTCTCAGTGAATGTGTATTTTGGATAGTCAATATTTAGTCCATCAGCTAAGCCAAACTGTTCAGCAGTTGCCTCAAACCCTTTTGTTTCTATATCTTGCGTTGTGTATTTTGTACGCCAAAATGGTAAGCCTGTGGTTTTACCTGTAATTTCTAATGTGGAATACCAATAACCATAACGTTCTGGTGTAAATTGTCCGTCTACTTGTAACTTAATAACTCGTGTGGGTAATCTATCATCTGATACATATAAGTGATTGTGGCTACTAAAAATGTTATATAGTTCATCTCTTTGCAGTCTGAAATCAAAAGTATCGTGATAGTGTTCCATTTGAAACTTCAATGTGATTTCTCTTTCTTTATAATCAAATCCGTAATCAATAGGTCCTGGAATACCTTTAATATTTTCTTCATATCTTTCTCTTTCTATTGATGAAACTAAAATATCCAGTGGCGTAACGCCAACTGGATACTTAATTTCATTGATATTCTCATCATATAAAGTGAAAGTCAGTGTAATCACTTCCTTATCGTCGTCTTGCCATTAAACGCGTTTTAGCATTTAAAGCGTTGTTTTCGTTGTTAATTCTAGTCATTTCTTTACTACTAGGGAAATAGTTTTTATCTCTAATCTCTTGATTAGATTTGTTAATGTCATTGTTAATGTTAAGTAATGCATCCATCTTACCTAAAATTGCTTTTAATAAAGTGTTTTGCTCTTTAATATCAGTATTCTCAGTTTGCAAACGTCTTAATTCTGCTTTTTCTATACTTTCTTGTTGTTGCTTCTCTCTAATACCATCTGCAAAGCGAGAAATTGCTTCATATACTGCCGATTGAGTACGAGTGAAGATATCACTATTAATAACACGTTCAATAGCAGCAATTGATACATCATTAGGGATGATTTGTTCGCCACCTCGTAGGTTCATGATTTCTCCACCTTTTTCAAACACAGTAGCGTAACCCTTACGAGCGTTGTTAGTACCTGTGGCGTACTTTTTACGTCTACCAGTTGGACCCCAACCAGTTAAGCCACTTGCCATACGTCTTTTCCAATAAGATAGGTTTGCTCGCCAGTCTGTATTGTTGAAGAATGCTAGCAATTGATCATAACCATTTTTAATATTTTTATGTCCTCTAATAGCATAACTGTTAAATGAACCTGGTGTGTATTGTAGTAAACCTTGTGCCTCGTTACCACCACTATTCACATCTTGAATTTGTTGAGTAACTCCAGCATTGCCGCTACTTTCTGTTTGGATAAGTCGAGCAACATCATTCACATCAGCGCTAGATACTCGTACACCAATTGCTTTAGCAGCACGTCTGATGTCCGGTTTCCATGCGGCAGCAGATTTATTTACTCCACCACCACCGCCCATAGACGCGAATTTTTTAGGGTCTATTGTATTTCTATTAGTAATATAATCGTTGATACCTTTTTCTACTTGGTAATGTAAATGTGCGCCAGTAGTCCAATGACCACTGTTACCAGTTTTAGCGAACGGCTCTCCTTGTTTTACCTTACCTGTTTTTAAAATATCAGATAAGTGTAAGAACCATTGCGTAAACTTACCATTTACCAGTCTAGCAACTAAACCGCCGCCATAGTCATGTTTTCTTGAAACAGTACCAGACGTTGGTGCTTTGATAGTTGTACCAGACGGCGTACCATAGTCAATACCGTAATGCCGACCATTACCAAATGGATAGCCTGGAACACGAGCATTTGGTGAATAAGGTGTTGTAATAGGGTACTTGTCAAATGATGATAAATCTGCCCCTCCACCTTCTTCAAGCCAACCGTCAAATAGATTTTTGATACCATTTTTCAGTTTTTTGTACATAGCTTTCATTAAGCCACCGAGTATATCACCTTTAACAAAACTGAAATCAACGCCAGCTGCACTTAAAACTTTATCCACTAATTTACCTGGATTGCTAACATAGTCAAACACATCGCCAATAGCTTTAAATGTACCTTTAGCAATACCTTTTGCAGTATCAAGCGCCTTATCACCCATAGCCATAGCTTTATGTTTAATACCGTTAGCTTTATCGCCTACACCATTTAAAATTTGACTACCTTTTTTCTTGGCATTCTTCCACATTGATCCGATTGAAAATTTAGGAATAGTTCCCATGTTGAATTGTGGTTGACCAGTAAGCATCGCATGTGTTTGAGCGCCATTATAAACGGTTGATCCTTTAGGTAAGAATGTTGTTGTATCTCTATTAGGTGTGATTGCCGTTTTACCATTAGGATATCGTATCATTTCGTGTCTAAAGCCACCCGGTCCATTACCTTTACCTTTATCGCCCACAGTTGCTAGTGTGTTACGATTTAATTTACCATTCGTTACATAATTTTGTGTGTGGGTGCTTTCGGTTCCTGTGTGGAATTTAATTGGGTCAATTTTATCCATACCTATTTTATCTGCAACCCAGTTAACGCCTTTGATAAGTTTATTTAAACCGCTTTTAACTTTGTTAACCATACCACTGATATGGCCTTTAATTTTATCAATGATATTTTTAAGACCATTTTTCATATTGTTAAATGTACCTTTAACTTTAGACCATAGAGATTTTACAATATTAACAACAGACGATTTAATTTTAGTCCAAGTGTTCGTCATAAAGTTTTTAACTTTATTGAAGATAGACCTAGTACCGTTCCACAATGCATTCCAGCGATTTTTCACACCGTTCCACAAAGATTTCACGATACTAATAATTTTATTTTTTAACGTGTTCCACGTTTTTATCGCCCAATTCTTGAGCTTTGAAAAGATAGACTTAGTCGTGTTCCAAAGCGCATTCCAACGCGATTTAACACTGTTATATAAAGATTTGGCAACGCTAATTATTTTATTTTTTAAAGAAGTCCATAATTTAATGACCCAATTTTTGAGTTTGTTAAATATAGATTTTGTTGAGTTCCATAAATTTGTGAATGCTTTTTTTACATTGGTATATAAAGATTTCGCTAAAGCTACCACTTTATTTTTGAGTGTAGTCCATATTTTAATAGCCCAGTTTTTGAGTGTGGTAAATATCTTTTTAGTAGCATTCCATAAACTATTAAACGCATTTTTGACACTGGTATATAAACCTTTAGCTAGAGTAACAACTTTATTTTTAATGAAATTCCACGCATTAACCATCCAACTTTTGAGGGTTGAAATAATTTTCCGAACGCCAGTATTTAATGCTTTAACTGCAGATAGCACGCCATTTTTAATAGCATTCCAAGTTTTTACAGAAATATTTTTAATAAAATTCCAAATTCCTGAAAAGAAAGATTTCAACGCAGTAAAACTTGCACGCATTAAAGTAATCCAACCGCGTAAAATCGCCATTACACCGTTCTTGATGGCGTTCCAAATTGTGATACTAGCGGTTTTGATGCCTACCCATACAGCAGTTATTATATTTTTTAAAGCTTGAATTGGATGTTGTACTGCAAACTTGATTCCATTCCAAGTAGCAACCGCAGCAGTTTTTAACGCATTCCAAATGACAACTGTCGCAGTTTTGATAGCATTCCAAATATTTATAATGTATGGTTTTAAGAAACCAAACACTGCAATAGCCGTGTTTTTAATACCAGTCCATGCTTTGATTACAAAGTTACGGAAAGTTTCGTTGTTCTTCCACAGATATATGATGCCTGCAACTAATGCACCTATAACAGTGATAGCAATACCAATTGGACCCGTCATAAATCTAAAAGCTAAACCTAAACCTTTGGTAGCTAACGCTGCACCTTTAGTAACTAATGTCCAAGCTTTTGTAGCTGCAGTTGCTATTTTTGTTTTTACTGTTGATAACACTTGTGATGTGGTTAATCTAGCAACAGCATATCTAAAACCGTCGGCAATACCTTTGGCAGTAGCCGTTACCGCACCCCAAATTTTAGTGGCAACTGTAGATATTTTAGTTTTTACTGCATTTAATGCGTGACCCGTCGTCAAGCTAGCGATTGCATACCTAAAACCGTTAGCAACACTTTTGGCGCTAGTTGTAACCGCACTCCAAACTTTAGTTGCTGCAGCGCTTAGTTTAGATTGTGTCGCCTGTTTTTTCATACTTAACGTAGCAAATGCACCTGTTGCACCAAATAATTTTTGCGCACCTGTTACGGCTAGTAATGCACCACGCATACCACCCAATGCACCTTTAATTAAGAATAAAGGTTTTAAAAATAGTAGTAATGCACCACCACCAGCAACAATACTACCGATTAATTGACCGATAAGAGGATGTGTATTCATCATGCTAGACATCCAACTAGTAATAGCGTTTGTAACACTTAATGTTACGGCACCAACTGGCGCCATACCTTTTATAAGCCCCCACAGAATACCAGTAATATTTTTAATTAAAGTCCAAACTTTCGGACCGTTCGTTTCTAAATACTGTACAAACTGTTGGAAACCGTCAGAACGTTTTAACTCTGCACTCCAGTTTTTAAAACCTTCTGTTACACTTTCTATACCTAGTAATACGTTGTGAGAATGTCCACTAAATGCACTGAACAGATTGAACAAACCACCAAATACATTACCGAATATTCTTCCTACGATAGGTAAGTTAGTTTTAGTGTATTCAACAAAACCATTTATCGCTTTAGAGGCTTCAACGCTATTGGCCCATTTTCTGAACGATAAAGCCATATTCTCAAAGCCTTGTGATGCCCACACGAATAGTGGACTTAACTTATTAAATACAGCGGTTGTACCGTCTACAAAATGATAAGCACCTTGTAACAGATGGCCGAATGCTTGTGTTCCTTGTGTATTTAGAATGTTGAAAGCAGTTTTTGCATTAGATGAAGTTTTAACCCAATTCAACATCTTTCCGCTCATGCCTTCTATTTGTCCTGCTGTTCGTGTTAAGAAAGGGTTGAGGTTAGATAAAGAAGTTCTAGCAATATTAATACCATTACTAAGTGTGTTGAAAATTTTAGCTTGATTTTGAGCGATAAGTCCTTCCCATTGGTTCTTCAAACTACTTAATACGCTTTGATAACGTCTTGTTTCATTAGTTAGTGCTAATTCGCCATCTTCTAGTTTTTTAAGTGCATATGTCGCTTGTCCTGCAAATGCATTAATAGCGCCCATGCCAATACCAAATGCACCACCTAGACCGATAGCACCTCCAGCTAATGATGTAAGCATACCACCGATACCAGCACCAGCACTTACGACTGAACCCATGATAGGTACTAAGTTGGCAAATTGTGTAGCCATGATTTCACCGACTACACCTTGTGTGATTTCGCCTAAACTTCGTAAAGTTGTTGCTATTCTATCTGCGCTATTTCTAGCACCCGCAAAACCTGCTCCCATTAAAGTAGTAGCTAACGCCACCTTACGTTGTGACCTAGCAACTTCATCTAATTCATCTGAAAGCTCATCCGCCCTACTTTGTACCACTTCTAATGCTACTGCTTCTTTATACATTTCTCTTTGTAGTTTCTCGGCTTCGGTGCTATCTTTTCCTTGAGCATGTGCTATTTCTTCATATCTTTGTTTTAAACTTTCTAAAACTGCTTTATGTTGAGTGATTGTAGCGTTAGTGTGGTTCAATTGATTTTGATAACTTTCAACTGACCTATTACTGTTTTTAAATTTAACAGTGTTTACTTCTAGAGCGTTGTTATAGCTTTCTAATCGTCTTTTGGCTTCTCCTAAAGTAATATTAGTTTGCGAATTAGCTAATCGATACTCATCATATTGTTTAGTAACTTGATTAATTTGAGTGTCTAATGAAGTGAAAGATGTACGTTGTTTATCTATTTCATCTTTCAATTGCTTAGCTTGTTGAGAAGATGTCCCTTGTATGGCTGTAACTGTTTTATATTCATCTTCTAATTCTTTAATAACAGTCTTTTGTTTAGTTTGAATGTTAGTTAATTGTTGTAAGTGATTTTTATAATCATCTGCTTCTTGAGATGAGCCTTTGAAACTAGAACTGCTTCTTTTCAATTCATTGGATAATGCATTAACATTACCTTTCATATTATCTATAAATTTTTCTGTTTTATTTATAGATTGTGCAAGTTCAGAGTTTTCATATTTAACATCTTCAAATTCGTTTTTAACTTTACTTAAAGAAGCTTCGAGTTGACTGTAAGATAATCGTTCCTTTTCAATTTCCGAACTTAATTTTTTTGCTTCTCGACTGTTCTCGCCTTTTAATTCAGAAACAATTTTTAAGTTATCTTCTAAGTCTTTTATATTTGCTTCGCTTTTATTTAAAGACGTTGATAAGTTGTTGATATGTTTTTCATAATCACTCGTGGCTTTACTAGACTTTTGAAATTCTGCTTCGCTTAACTTAACTTCGTTTCTAAGACTGTTTAATTTCCCTTTGATATCGTCTGTTGACTTACCAAGTGTTTTACTAGCTACTTGTACATCTTTTAATTCTTTAGTATAACCGTTTAATTGGTTTTGAGCTTTCCGATATGCAGCATCAGCTTTTTGCAATTTAATACGCTGTTCATCTGTCACTTCGTTAGACTTAGCCATTTCTTCTTTTACATCTTGCAATGACTTTTTACGTCTAGTAAGCAAACCTTCTTGCGCTTTTATTGCTCGACCTAAGTCTTTTTCCATGTCAGCTAATTGTTCAGCGCTCATTTCATTTTGTTTGAACTCTTTACGTTGTTCTCTTAATGATTGATTAATTCCTTTTAATTCACGTTCTAACGTTTTCGCTGACGCTTTTATGGGGTCAACGTCCATTGATACCTCTGCACCTAAGTTAAAATCTGCCATTATCCCACCTCCTTTATTTTTAAATTAATGCCATCATTTGTTCTGGACTTAATGCTCCTGATTTAGCAACTTTCGACGCTTTACGTTTACGTTTTTTCGTATTGAAATATTTATTGAAGTCTTCCATTACTATGGCGTCCACTTCATGTGGTTTATATTGTGCATCCTCAATAAAATGACGATAGACTAAATAAATATCTTCAACTATGTCGTCGGCTGTTTTGTCTTTGTTGTAGTCGCTTTCTTCTTGCGCTTTCCCGTATCGTTGTTAGCAAAAATCTTCATGTAGGCGTCCTCGATGCCACCTTCCATTTCTAAACCTTCAAATACTTCGTCAACTGTAAATTTCTCATCAAATACAGTTACTAATAATTGTGCAAAGTCATCAAAGATTTTCACACCATCGATTGACTCATTTTCAATTTCTTCTGTTAATTCTTCTGCGCGTTTTAAGTAATCTTCGTAACCTTCCATTTGTTCTAGCTCTTGTCCCATTTGTTCTAATTCTGCAACTTCTTCATCTGTTTCGGCTTTTTCTAATTTTTCGTTGTATTTTTGTTCTGCTTGAACAAATTCTTTGTTATCACGCATAAATTTTTGGAATTTACCAAATGCTTTATTACCCTCTTGAATATATTTTTCAAATTCTGCTTGTGCCTTCATTGCACCTAAATTCATTTTGTCTTTTACAAATGTTTTATTTTTACCGTCGATTTTTAAAGTTACTTTAGCCATATTTTATTGCTCCTCTATAAATTATTTTTGTATACAAAAATAGGCGACCTTTTACAGTCGCCTCTTACTTATTATGCTACTGGTAGCTCTTCTTCAGTCGTCACCGAAGTATCATCACCATGAATAGCTTTGTAGAATGCAGCTTCATCAAATTCTGGATCTGCACTGTGGATACGTGCATATACTAATTTATCTTTATCACGTTGTACGAATGAGCCTTCCATTTCCACTTGGTCCTGTTGTTCTGGACTATCTTCCATAGTTGATGCACTTGTGTTTGGAATGTTGAAGTTACCACGAGTTAAACCATAGTAAATGAATGAGCCATCGTTACAACGATATTTCCAAGAAACTGATACATATGGAGGTACTAAATCAGAAGTGTATAATTCCATACCATTTTCAACTTTTACACCTAAGAATTGTTCGCGTTCTTCTTTGTTTAATTCCATTAAGTTTGCAGTAACTGTTGCACCAGTAATACCACTGAATAAGTTTAATTTTTTAACTCCGTCTGCATATACTGGTTCGTTACCTTGTTCTAATTCTATTCCAACTTCTTGTAAACCTGGGACGTCTGTTAATTTGCCAATTTCAAAACCGTTACCTTCTTGTCTTCGTACTTTAAAACCTTCACATGTAATTGCTACTTTTTTATCTGCCATTATTAATTACTCCTTTACTGGTAAGATTATTTTGTATTCGTTCATTTGATTAAAAATGCCGAGCGCCTTATCTTTTTGAAGGTCTCGGCTTATTACTCTGCCGTTATGTTGTTTGATGAGAGCATTCACACGTTCGCTGATTGTGAAAGTCGTGTTGATGTCACTACCAAACGTTTCAACGGCAAACAAAAAGAGATAGTCTTCACTATCTCCGTCTCTGTATATAATGTTTTGTAAATCAATTTGTGTAATTCTAATAAGTGGTGTGTACTCTGCTTTCTGATAATTCTCTGGAATATCAAAATTAAATATTTTTGGTATCTTTTCAGACTTGAGTAGTCGTTTCAATTCTCTGTCGTTAAGTAGCAAGTTATAAATACGCACAATAGGATGTCTATTCAATGTCAACCATATTCCTAACGGCGTTTTCGTAAATTGCAAGAATTGGCGCTCTACTCATTTCTAATGAACGTCGCATAAAGTGTTGTGGTGGTTGCCCCATAGAACGATTTGAAGGACGAGTGCCGACATCTGGAAAGTGGATATACCAACCGGCATCTTTTCGCTTCTTACCTTTATCGAAACCAACTGTTTTAGTTGGATTAAGTTCATCACGACTGAAATTAGAAATTTTTAATACCTCTATTGCATGAGTTGAATGTGTTTGTCGTTTATGCACGGGTGTATTAGCCTCAATGTTAGCTTTGTAGAGTTTTGCAGCCTTTGTTACTGCCTGTTTTGATTGCTTTTCACTATTGATAACTAATTTTCTAATTTTATCTGATATATCCTTATCACTGTCGTAACGTTGTTTAGCCATTACTCTACCACCTCACATTTCAACATTTGACGTTCGTTATCTTGAAAATCAGTTTCAATATATTTAATTTTGTAATCCTTGTTTTTAAATTCCACAATCATATCAGATTGAATTTCCACACGTTGTTGGTAACGGATAATAAAGTCGATTGTGCCTCGTCTTGCATCTAATCCCATTTCTCTAAATTCTTTAATCGTCGTTTTGGATACTTCGCAATATGGGGTAGCAACCAACTTTTTATCTGTTACAAATGTCCCCTCATCATTCACTGTTTCAGTTTCTTCATAAATCTTTATTCGGTGTTTGAGGCGTCCAATTTCCACACGGCATACGCTCCTCTCAAACTTTGAATAAGTGCTAGCGATGAGTGAGGGACATCATGTTTAGTAAATTGACTAGACGATGAGCGGTTCTCATAATGGTGGCCAACTTGATTGATAACGGCCAATCGATATAGCATATTCTCTTCATAAAAAGCGTCTGCTTTGCCATAACCACTTACTGCACCTTGTACTTGTTGTTCAGATGCAATGATTAAACCTTCAATCTCATCATCATCAAAATCATGGTCAACTCTTAAACGATTTTTAACTTCTTCAAGTTCCAAAGTAAGCATTTAATCACCTACTTTTTCTTTTCGTCTAGGCGTTTTAAAAAAGGACCGTTAAAGCCTTTATCAGATAAAGTTTTTTCAACTTCTTCTGAACGCTTAACAGTCATTTCTACTTTGTCTCCAACTTGTAACTCTTTATCAAGTTCTACATCTTTATACTTTTGTTTAACTTCAAACTTAGCCATTTGTAGTTACCTCCTTAATTATGCTACTGGGTCTGAGCCAGTTCCTAAGTCTCCAGCTGTACCTGTGTAAGTTAAGAAACGACCTGCTTCTTCTACACCTTTTTTAACGTCAAAACGCATGTAAGTTGCTAATACTTGGCCATAGATTTCATTTTCAATCCATTTAACAGATGCTTGTTTTCTATCTGCAAAGAAAATAGCGTAATTTAAATCACCAATAAACGCTTTTTTATCACCTTTAGCGCCAAACAATTCATCTTTAACAATGAACACAGGACGATTGAATAAAGTTGTTCCTGATGCACTTGTAATATCTTGTTTTAATAAATATTGACCGTTTTTATCTTTAAGCGTATCTAAAGCTTGATAGAATGATTGAGATACAACTAATGAAAGATTATAAGCTGGATCAATATCAACATTGATAATAGCTTTAATATCATCTAAGTTTGCAGTATCTACTGCTTCAAATGTTTTCATAACGTCTACAATCGCTTTATTTGTAGTGTTTACTGCTTGACGTGCATTGTTTTTAGCTACAATTTGCGCTAAGTTTGCTTCGCTATCATCTAAACTTTCTTGAGATACTGGAATTTGTCCACGATATGTTTTTACTCTGTAATCAATATCTGTGAATTTAGGTTTAGCTAATTCTGGGTTTTTCTCTAATTCTTCGACTGCGATCATTGTTTCTTGTGCAGGATTTAAAATTGGATGAGAGCCAGCAGCAGTTGTAACTGGTTGAATGTTTACGAATTTTTTAAGGTCTACAAAAGTTTCAGGTAATTCTTCTGGCACATATTTAATATCTTCTGGAATTAAAGGTTGTGCATCGACTGATTTAACGTTGTCACGTTTAGCCCCTTTTGATTTGATGTAATCTACAAAGCCTTGAGCTTCATCAGATAACTTGCTTTGTTTGTTTTCAATAATCTGTCTTGTCATTGAGCGTTTGCCTCCTAATTTCTTTTTATCTTCTAATTCTTCATCAGTTGGGTTTTCAACTTCTTCTTTAACTTCAACTTTTTCTGGTTGTTCTTTCTTCTCTGTTACTTCCACATCTTTACTTTCAGCATCAGGTTTGTCGTTTTTCACTTCTGTTTCTGTTTTTTCGGTAGATGCTGGTTTGTCGGAATTACTTGAGATTTTTTCTTCTGATTGAACAGCGTCAGCAATTTCTTTTTGTTCATTGTAAGTTGCTTTAGCTTGTTCAATTTCTTCTTTTAACTTTCTAGCAGTTTCTACATCTCCGTCTGTGACTGCTTTTTGTGCTTGGTCAATTAAATCATTAATCGACTTCGCTTGTTCATCTAATGTAGCCATTAGCTTCACTCCTTTAATTTATTTATTAAAATTCGGCATAAAAATAGCCTACGTATCTACACGTAAGCTTTCTAAGTCGAATTCTAATTTATACTTTTCTAACTCTTTAAATTTGTCGAGACCTTTAGCACGTTGCCCTACGACAACCGACGTATCTCGATACGCTGGTAGAGTAACAATACTCACTTCTAGTAATTCATCAATCGTGTTAATCGTTTGTACATATTCACCGTTAATCTTTGACCATGTTCTTGCAGTATCGTCGTTAATAGGGAGTGTATAAAAAAAGCTGCATTGGTTTACATTACCTGCTTTGATATTTTCATAAATATCTCTTGCATAGCTTGTATTAGGTAAAAAACATTTGAAATAAAGACCTTTGTCGTCAACAGTTAGTTCTAACGTATTTGCTAATGTACGACCAACGATTTGATTATAATCATGATTGATTAAACACTTAACGTCTGTTACATCTACCTGACTTAGTGCAGTCGGACTTATAATTTCTTTAAACCCTCCTAAGTCATCGCTTAATGTGTCGAAAATAATTGCATAACCTTCTACTACCATTTCTTCATCAGTAGTTGTTTCAATCTGACTGTATGCCACCCGGTTCATCACCTCCTTTGTTGAGGCTATCTATATTCTTCTGAACTTTACTATCTTGATAAGCTGATAAATCTTTTAAGAATATAGTGTTTAAATCAGCGAGTGGCTCACTGCCATTTTCTACTGGTTTAAAGCCAAATTGCGCTCTAGCTTCATCTAACGTAATAATTTTCTTAGTAAATAACTGTGTAACACGTTCAAGTTTTACTTCTGGATCACTATCAATCAAACGTGCTACGTCATAATCGAGTGTTACTTCATATGGCGCTTGAGCAAATAATTTTTCTTCAATTTCCGCATTCATCATTGAGAAAATTGGATATAACGTACTTCTGTAATATTCAATACCACTGTCTTTTAAAGAAGTATTAACAGTTTCGATACCTAGTTTCGATAAAGGCAAACCAAATGCTTTAGCAACCTGTTGGGTACTAAATTTATAGCTATTTAAAAAGTTCAACACTTCGGTTGGTACTTTTAATCTGTCAAAAGTCATTGTATCGTCTAGCATTACTAAACCGTTATTATTCTTTAATTGACTATTTTCAAAGTTTTGTCTGATTATCGCTAATTCTTCATCAGAATAACGACCATCTTCATATTTAAGTATTGCAGTAGAAGTACCACCATTTTTAAAGAACTCATCTAAGAATTTCTTACTTCCCATTGAAATGCCAATTTCATTAGCTAGAGCGAATAAAGGACTATAACCGTTAAATCCGTCCATCGAGAACATTCTAAAATGAAGTACATCATCTGTATCAAAACGGACATGACCGTCACGTTCATCAATGTAGTTATACTTAATTTTATCGTCTATTTGTTCAATAGATACCGCGCTGTTTTGCATGTGGTAAAGTTCTATTGGTTGTCCTTTATCATCTCTAACAATTTCAACGTATGAGTTACCGTTTAAAAGCATGTTAGCCACAATAATGTATTTGAAATGCCATGCATCAAGATATGGATTAGGTCGTCTATTAAGTAGTTTAAGTATTTTCTTATCATCATCTAAATAGCTATCTTTATCATTGAATTGAATACTCGTACTAGCTATATCTTTAGAGATAATGTCAATTGCAGTAAACACATCACTATTCCGCAATGATGTAATACCACTCCATGTAATACCACCTAAGCCATTAGTTTCAGTAATCATTCTTAATGTATTTCTATCGACTGTTACTTCATTACTTCGTTTAAAACCATTAAAGTTAAATACGCCCATTAATTATTTCCACCTCCTCTCTTGAAAGGTTGGTCGAGTGAGAGGGCAAAGCCAGTAACTAATAAACCGGCAATAATATAGCCTAAAGGTTGCCATGCTAGATAAGCACCGTAACCAATTAATAGAATACCTACCAACGTTAAAATGATGATTAAAATATTTTTAGTAATATCCATGAGGTGACACCTCCTTTGATTTAAATAAAATATTGATTAAAGATTAGTAACTTCTAAATTAGGAATTAAAACAATTTCATAAAAACTATAAACTCCCCTTAACTTTTGAGCAACGGTCTCTAATAAATCCGTTGAATAATAATCAGGTCGATAACCAACTAAAACTATACCATTTTCATTGTCGATAAATATTTTCATATTTAATTCTCCTTTAATTTAAATAAACATCGGTAACGCATGTTTTTTATCCCATTCATGCTCACTTGCTATAACATATGCGAATATTGTGGACATCAACGGGTCAATCTTTTCACGATTGAGTTTTTTCTCAATCATGACGCTATCATTCACATTCTTAGCTACTGCATTTTTTACTGCGATATCGAGTAACGGGTTTTTATGATGTTTAATTTGTTCATCTATAACTTTCAATCTAAAATCAATGACTGGATTAGATAACGTCATAGAACCCTGACGAATTTCAATTAATTCATAACGCCAATTTCGTTTTTCAATTTCTGCAATAAAACCATGAATGGCATGTGGATCGTAACAAATAGCTTGAACATCTAAGTTGTTAGTTAAAATATATTTTTCAATGTAATCTAATACTTGATTACTGTTGATAATGCCGCTTTGTAGATCAGTAATTGTGCAATAACCATGTTGCGCCATTTGTCTGTAATCTATTAGGTCACGTTCAATTTTTGCTTGAAGTCCACCTTTAGTAGCAACAAATGAATGACTTGTCACAAAATATTGTTTCTTAACCTCATCTAAATGTATGAATGATACTGCTGTTAAGTCGTCAGCACGAGATAAATCTAGTCCAATATATGTTTTAGTCCCTTTAATATCGAATTCAGTTTCATTTTTCTTCCAGTCATTAAAATCTAGATAACTTTCTTCTGACGCTTGCATCCAATAATTAAAGTTTTTAACTAATACTCGGAACATCGTACCTTTTTTAACTGCTTCATCTACTCGTTTTTGTAAGAAATCTTCAATCTGTTCCTTTAGATCGTCACTCTCATTGATAAGTGGATTACTTTTTGCCCACATTGTTTTGTCTTGCCATTCTTCCTCGCTATCTTGTTCAAAAATTATTGCAAAATACTGTTCATCTCGATATGTGTCAGCGAGTATTTCTTTAGCATAAGGCCATTCATCCATGTACATTGGAGCATTTAAATTAAAACCTGCTGTTGAAATGATAAAAATTAAGCTTTGCATCAAGTTACCTTGACCTGATTGGATAAGTTCTAGCATTTCGTTTGTTTTCGCAGCATGATACTCATCTATAACAGCTAAAAATGGTTCAAAACCGTCAACTGCCCCTGTATCACGAGAGAGAGGCATAACGTATGATCCATCTTTTGTATGTTGTAATAGTTCTCTAACCTTTTTAACGTCTTTTTTTAGTTCAGGCACTTGAGAAATGAAGTACATCAGTTGCTTAGCAACCATATTGAATACAATACTAGCTTGTTTCTTATCATTCGCAGCACAAAAGATTTGTCTCCCTTCGCTTGGTTCTCTGTCGAATAAAAATGAATACAGTACCAAACCGCTGACTAAAAGTGACTTACCGCCCTTACGAGCCATTGAGATAAAAGCTTTATTAAATCTTAAGTAGTCGTTATCATCAAACCAACCACGCACCATTGAAATAATAAACTTCTGAAACATCGCTAATTTATGAAACTTACCTTTTGTATCTGGTAAAGCTTCAATAAACTTGATTACTTTCTTAGCACGCTTCGGTTTATATACATAATTAAAGTCATCATCTTCAATACTCCGTTTAATATCTTTTAAATGACGAATACAAGCTAACCTCGTATCTTTGCAAGTAACAAAAGTCCCCGAAAGTACCATAACGCAATATTTATAAGCGTCATCTTTGTACTCATCGGGGATATTTAAGTATTCTTCATAAGCTTTAGGTATTTTAACGTTAGTCATCGTCATCAACACCAAATTGATCATACACAGATTGTTTTTGCTCATTAGGTGTAGGAACAACTAACTTCATTCGACTGTCAATCGTCATTCCTAATTGTCCACAGATGGATTTTAGTTCTTTTATTCCATCCATGTAAGTAAAGTATTGAGGTGTTCGCTTTGTACCTTCTTCATTCACTGTGCCATGTTGCATAATATGACGATACGCTTCATCTGTAAGTGATACTAATTGGCAGTAACGTTTGATACGATCATAATCAAGTTCTGCGATGGGTAATTGTTCGAGCAAAGGAATGATGCGTTTCCATTCTTTCTTACCTTCTTTAGTCAAATCAGTTGGCACACTCTTAACATCAATTTTATTAAACTGAGATAATCCGTTTTCTTTAAGTTCTTGATATTCTAAATTTTCTTTATTGTGATTTCCTGTTTTTGCAGCGTTCAATTTACGTGGTCTAGCCATGTTCTCACCTCCAAATAGCGATTTTAGATTTTTAGTTTCTAGAATTTGGGTACAAAAAAGTTATCGAGCGATTACGCCCCACGTGAAACACAGAGGGGGTATTCTAGCCCCTCCCTAAAAATTATGATACATAAGTCATTGTTTCTTTCTTTGCCCTCTATGGCTCTCTATGTGGCACTGAGCGCATACCGTCTCTAAATTATCTAGGTCTAACCGTCTATCCCAATCATCTTTCAATTCAATGATATGATGAACATAAAAACGTTGACCTTTTTTGACTGGATTTACATATCCTTTTCTAAGACACGGCTGACACAAGTATTTATCACGCAACAGCACTTGTTTACGTTTATTTCTCCACTCTTTTGAGTGATAGAACTCCATATACTTGCTATCCTTACCATATCTAGTATTAGTGTTATATACCTTGCTATTACGTTGCCTATTACGTTCCCTTTGTGCCTTGTACTCGCTCTCAGTCATTGTCTTTCTTCCTTGTCTAATCTTTGGTTGAATGAATGACAAATGATTTCACTTCTTTCAAGACAAAAAGAAAAGAACAAACAACAATGAAGTTGAATGTTCTTTCTGATTGTTTAATATCTAATAATATTTGATACTAACAATATATATTAATTATCTTCGCAATTAAACAATGTGAGAATTGCGATTAATCGAAATGAATAAAACCAATTCTCTTTGCAGTTTCTTCCATTAACTTTCTTCTCATTCTTAAAACAGAATAAACTGAAATGACTTTATCATCTTTTCTTTGCTTAGTTAATTCATGAGCAATATCTTCCCATTCGTGTATAAGTAAATCTTTATCCCAATATCTATAATCAACTATTGCTTGTTGTTCTTTGGTTGCACTTCTATATATATCTTCAATAGATGTAATGGTATTGCTTAGGTTTTTATACAAGTCATCTTGATGTAGCTTGACCACTTCATTCTCTACTGGACTTGTAACTATATTAGATTTGCCCCCACCAAAATTAGTATCGGTTGGTTGATATAGTAATTCGTAGCGTCTATAAGCTAACTGTCCTTTCATCTCTTTGAGGTTTTTCCAGTATTCCTCCATTAAAACTACGTCACGCTTATTCAAAGTCATCAGTTTACCCCCAGTTAATTAACATCACTATTAGCTGCAAATTCAACAGAACATATATTCTCTTTATTAATCATCGTTTTATTGCCTAGTCTATCCGAAATGGTAAATACATCTCCATCTTTATTATTTAAAAACATTTCAAGTGATCTTGCGAATAAATCAATATCGTCTATATCGTCAGATGTATAATCAGCATAATGTCCTACAAAGTTTATGCGTATCATATTATAAGTGTTAGATTTTTTGTAATTCACAACTTAACCTCCATTACTCTTTAGAAAACTCATATAAAGCCATTTCGATTTTATATATCAAAATTAATTCTTTTATAGTCAACCTATGGTTTAGTAACTTCTTTTCATATAAGAGGTTTATAATTTTCAATATACTTTCGTCAATATCACTCATTGTTAACCCCCATTACTTAAACTGTTTCTTCGCTCTCTCAATCTCACGTTCAATATCTTCTATATCACTTTCTCTTACAAATTTACTAAAGAGATATACGTTGGTGTATTTAAGTGCATCTAATTCATTACGCAACATCGAGTTACTACCTAATGTAATCAGTAGTGCTATTGCTAATATGATTGATATTGTTATCCACATATTTGTTATCCTTTCTTTTTCTGATTAATCCATAACTTTATTTTCTTTGTAAAAGATATTTTGTCTATTTTAAAATGTTTACGAAATTGATCTTCAAATTTATCTAGATAAATATTATAATCATTTATTTTTCTTCGGTATTCGGAAGTTATAATAGTTTCAACTTTTGTATACTGTTTTTTATCATTCATTATGTTAATTATGTTTTTTAAATATGATATATCCTTTTCGTATTCACGAACTATTTCTATAGTTTCTACTACAAATTCTTTATCAAAAAATATTTGATTAAGACTAAACTCATTATTAAAGTTTGTTTTAAATTCTTCCATTTTTTGAACTCTACTAGAGAGGTTAATTAATTGTCTAAATGCAATTTGTTCGTCATATAGTTTTTTACTTACCTCATCTAAATCACTATAAATTTCTACGTCAAAAAAATCTAAAAATTCTTTTTGATCTGTTGAAATAATATACGTTCCAATCATCATTTTCGCTTTCTTATAACAATCTTGATAAATAGGATAAATTTTTTCTAAATTGATTTTTTTAGTTTGAATATTAGTATCTGAAATATATCTAACAACTTCTTTTACTGCATACAATGCAACTCCGCCTGCTAAAGTAATAAAGCTACCTACGAACTCTTGATTCATTTCATTCACCTCTAATTATATTTTCAACAAAGGAATCCATTAATTTATAAGTTCCAAATATTGCTAATGTATTAATTATAATTAAGCTAGTATTAGAAATGAATAAAGTGATTATTAACGCTACCGATATAGCTATTAAATCATATACAAAATTCATTACTCGCTCACCTCAGCATTCAAATGGATATGATCGTCTTGTGTGAAGTCTTGTGGTGGTCTGTCCACATCATCGTTCGCTTGCATTTTAATAAGTATCTGATTTGTAATATATTTACCTAACTCATACATTGTGATTGTGAACCATATTTTTAGTAGTCGTTTAAACATTCCATTCACTCCTTATCGAATATCCCTAATCTTTTATATTCATCTTCTAGCCAGCACCAACTTGCTTTAGGTGGTTTAATGTAATTTAATAACCCTTTAATTTTCTCTTTAGCTTCTTCTTTACTTTCTGCCTCCACAATAGAGAGAGTTTCATTACTACGTGGTTTCTCAACATCTGTGTGAATATGTCCTGTGCTATCTTCAAATTGTCTGATTAGGTATTGTGTCACTTCCCCAGCACCTCTTTCACTTTTTCTAATATATCCTTACTCTTTAAGGTCTGATTCTTTGATGAAACTCCCATCTTTAGACATAACTCCTTTTCTATCTTTAATCTCTCCATAAGCCTGTTCTAAGCACTCCTGCAACGTCATATTGTTTTGTTGGGCTAATATCACTAGAGTAACAACAACGTCTCCTATACCGTCTCTGAGAGCTTCTGTATCGTTTCTGCATAAAGCAGCAGCAACCTCGCCCATCTCCTCAGAGCTTTTAGCGTATTGTGTAAAGCTATTACCATTGTGCAACCCTTTATCGATACTCCATTGTTCTACTTGTTTTACTAATTGATCTAATGTGTTAGTCATTTATTCGTCCTCCTTACTATTCACGACCGCCATTCTTAACTTTAATCTATTCATAATATGTGATAGTGCGGTATTTAAGAAAATATCAAACTCATCCATATACTCTTCAATAAAACCAATCATTTCCTCATCTTGCTCATCATCAAACTCGCTTAATATATCCCAAATACTTATGTCGTTTTTACTTGCTTCCAATACTTTAATGACGGTATCTAATTCTATTTATTGTTCCTCCTTAAATTTAACTTGTCTTTCGTACTCTTTATTAGATAACGGTATCGATTGAATAGAGTTATCAATACTAATTTGTAATTCAGTATATGGTTTGAACACACCGTGTATAACTACTTCATCACTCATCACTACCACGCTCCAGTAAATGTGGGTGCTGGCAGATGTTGCCAATCACTTCACATTTTTTATGCACATCAAGCACTGATGACCCTTTTTCTGTTACCCAGCCCAACCATTTTTCTGCGTGGTATCCGTCACTATCAATACCAGTACCAAATGTAACCACAGATATTTCATCGTAAATTCTACTTAAATAACCTTTGTTGATAATATCCCCTTCATAAATCTCTACGCCATTTTTATCTTTCAAGCCTGTTGACATCAATAAATCACAATCTAAATGTGCTAAATCATAACCCTTTTCTGCGCTAGGGTGTTGCATGTCGTACACATTAATTCCATTTTCATCTATTTCTAATGTTATAAAATCACTATCTTCTCCCGGAACTAACATTCTTTCGTTTTCCTTATCCCAAACTCTAAATTTAATCATCAACCATAGCACCGTCCTCCCACAGTAAAGTCATTGTGCCGTCGTCGTTTAAGTGATAATAGTTATAATCACTTCTATCTAAAAACTGTCCGATACTACAATTGAAATTTATATCAACTTCATTTAAATTGTTTCTATTGATAAATACTAATTTAGGTATCTTCGTTTCTTTCGTAATCTCTTCTTCAATTTCTACTGTGAAAGTGCATGAATGCGGGTTATAACTTATAACTTCATTTGAAGTTATTTTTGGGTTGAATGAGTAGTGTTCTTCGTTGTAATTAAACGTATAACCGTCCAACGCTACCTTTGTTTCTTCCTGGTCTAACAGATACTTTAAAAAATTTTTAGGTTCTAATACTTCTTTACGTTTAATCTTTGGCATTGTACTTCCTCCCGATTGCAATTTGATAGGTATCATCAATTTCTACTTCAATTTCGTCATCGCCAATAGTTATGATTGCACTTTCTTTTTCTCCTTCAAAATTCCATTTCAATTCTTTAACATAACCGTAGTAACTTAACTGGCTATTAGGTGGTACGAACCAGATAAAATCTTTTTCATCTAAATCGATAATTTTCGGCATATTAACCACCTGCTTTCAAATGCTTAGTCGCATCATTGAGTAAGTCATAATAATGTCTTGACGGCTTAACTGGTGGATAAGTACGTTTCTGATTAATGATATTCACTTTCATTTTTTTGCGTTCTCTTTTCTTCCTGCGTTCTTCTCGCATTTTGGTAATTCTAGGTTCAACGCTCATACCACCACTTCTTGTTTTATTCCTAACTGGTTTGTTGATAATATCTTCGAGTTCCCAGCCATGAAACATACGATTAATAATTGCATTTTCACTAATATCGTTTTCAACTGCTTTGTTTAGTTGTTCTTCGGTAAAAATGTAAGTTTTACCATGCGATCTATATACTTTGTTAGCTTTCATCGATTATCCCCTCCGTACACGCTTTTTTAATCGTCCAACCGTAATTCAATCTATTTCTGATTGCTGTTTTTGTAATACCGTGTTCATTAGCGTACTCAAGTTTGTCTAATGGAATGTAATGCAATTTACCTTGAATTATCATCACGTAATGTTTCTTGCCGTGTAATTTCACAACATTTCTCATTCGTTCACTTCCACCCTTCTGATATAACGCTAACGTTTTCTACTTGTTTAATATCTAAGTGTTTCTCAAACTCGTTTGGGTACTTCTCTGCCATCTCAAGCACTTGCTCTTCCGTTTGTTTTTCGTTATCCGGAATAATATAAGCTGTGCCTTCGATTTTGAATGTAACTGTTAATTTAGACATTTCTCTTCAACTCCTTCTTACGCTTCCTGCGTACTTTGCTTAATTCTTCATATGTTATCCATTCTTGACCTGTATATTTAGGCGCTTTACATATCCATGTGAGTTTTACTTTTGGATATTTATGTCTAAACATTTTCGCTTTCAACTTCGCTACTTCTGTTGGCATTCCTTTTACGTCTATCACTTCGACTAGTACATCATCTTTGAATAGTGCAAAGTCTGCGATGTATTCTGTTTTACGTTGCTTATCGAGTTTAGGTATTAATTCATATCTAGGTTGCAACTCGATACGATCATATTCATCGCCTAAGTTTCGTTCTAAATATTGGTAGTAGTCGCATTCGACTTTACTATCGAACACGACACCTTTATATTCAACTTTCTTAGCATTGTACTTACTCACGTTGTCACTCCTAGAATAAGAATTCATCTATTGTTGTCTGCTGTTGTAATTCTTCTTTTCTAAATAATTTATGCTTACGTTTCATCTTTGCTAACTCATCTTTAGTCACAAATTCTTTAAAATGCTTATCACTCATTCCACCTTTATTAGCAAGATAGAAAGTACCGTCATCTCTAGGCAGAATCCTAAGCATTTCCCAACCGTCACTTTCATATAGGCTATATGCGTTAGGTTGATTTTTTATAAGTCCCATCGCTTTGCCTCCACTTCGTATCTTTTTCGATAATGTCTTTCACTTTTTCGTATTCATCGAATGGCGATATCTTTTTCTCTTCCAGCAAGCGATTGATAGCCCGACCAACTTCAATTAATAACGTCCCGATAAGTTGATCGTTGCTATAATCTTGTCGGTACATCGTTCCAAGTAGTTTCTTATATTCGATAACCGTCATGTTGTGAACCTTTGCGTACGTTTATAATATTCAAATTCGATAACACCTGTTTCACCGTCTTTATTTTTGGCAATGTTGCATTCAACAATCGACTTACCGAATTCATCATCTTCGTCTTGGTTATAATAATCATCTCGATAAAGAAGCATTGCTAAACTTGCGTCAGCCTCAATTCCACCTGCTTCTTTCATGTCAGACAACATAGGTCGTTTGTCATTTCGACTTTCTACACCACGACTAAGTTGAGAAAGTAATACGATAATTGCACCAGTTTCATTTGCTATGATTTTTAAATCACGACTGATTTTTTCAATGCCATTTCTACGGTCTAATTTGCTATCTGTTTGCATTAATTGTAGATAGTCGATGAATATTACCTGTTGCTTATCTTTGTTCTTCATGGCTTGCTTACGGACTTCCTGAGTGCTTACATTACTTTGTGAATTGACATCTATCTCAAGTTTTAATATTTCGCTTGCACCTTTGGTTAATTTTGTTAAATCATCATAGGTTAAATCAGCTTTTTGTTTAATACGTTTCAGTTCAATACCAGTAATGGTTGATAGCATTCGCTCTAATATTGCTACGCCTGTTGTTTCTAAACTAAATAGCGATGTCTTATAGCCTTGTTTAGCGATGTTAAGCATCATTTGGAGTGCAAAACCTGTTTTACCTACTGAAGGTCGTGCAGCGATTACAACTAACTGTGTAGGCTCTAAACCACCTATTTTGTAGTCCATTAGTGGATAGCCTGTTTTGATCACTTTCTTGGGTTCATCGCTATACAACTCTTCTACAAACTCATCTACGATTTTCTTTGTACTCGTTTCATCTGTTGCGCTAATCATTGATACTTCGTTTAAGTCAGTAAGCATTGTTTCAAATGACTTTATACTTTGTGATTGGTTAAACTCGTTAATAACTTCATTCGCTTGAGATACCTGATAGGCTTCTAATAAATTCTGTTGGTAACGTTCAAATATGCCATAGCCAATAAAATCTGAATTGTAGAGTTTTTGTATTGTGTCGAAGTCTAAGAAATTTTTATTCTTCGATGTTTCTAGGAATATTTCTTGATGATCTACCTTACCGACTTCAAACACATATTCCATAAACACTCTAAAATCGTCGTAATAGAACATATAAGGTCTAACACGTAGCTTTTCGATAAGTTCAGGTTTCTTGAGTAAACTTGCAATAATCGTACTTTCAATATCTCTACGCTTATTCATAGTTGTTCACCTCGAACTTTCTTAGCTGTTCTTTAAATTCATCGAGTAACTTTTTTCTTGCAGCTACATATTCTGGATCATTTTTCATTTTCCAATGATGCTCTTTCACATCTTCTGGCTCTTCTTCATATTCCAGTTTTTTAGGTGCTTTTCTCATGATTTTAGGTAAGTTAGGTGGATATGAGTTGCCACTGTTAATGTAGTTTGTAACTGTTTTAAGTGTTGGTTCATAATCACCGTTTTCACTTAATACGTCTATCCACGTTTCTAATTTAGGAGTATCGAATTCCATATTATAAATACGTCTGACTTTATCTATAATTTCGAATGCTTGTTGTTTAGTCATACTCATTCGTTAACACCTAATTTCTCTTTCATTGCTGCAAATACACCTTCAGTTTCATTAGATTTCTTTTTCTTAGGTGTCACTTTATCTAGTGCTTTTTCTTTAGTATCTACACCTTCGTTATTCCAATTTCTTAACACTTTAATTAGATAGTTAATACCTTTCTTATTTTGTTTACAGTAATTAATAGCTACTGTTGTTATTTCTAATTTATTTCCTTTAATAAGATTGAGTTCATCTTCTAACTCCTGTACTTTTAAAGGACTTTGTATCATTTCTAATTCTTTACTAACTAACTGAAAGATTTGTGACGTGTCGCTGTCACTATTTATACTTGTATTATTCTCTCTTGTATTATTCTCTTCCGTCTTTTTATGGATAGGCTCTCCATTTTTTTGTGGATACCCCTCTCCATGATTTAATGGATAGGGTGCTGTAATATAAATTCTTCGTTCGGTTACAGTCATGTTTTCATCTCTAATAACTACTGTGTCGATATATCCTTTTTCTTTTAAATGACTTATCCAAGTAGATACAGTTTTCTTATGAACGTTATATAGTTCTGCGAAGTAGTTATTGCTAGCATATGAATAACCGTATTTATTCGATAAAGCAGTTAATTCTCCATACATGATGATTTCCATTGGTTTTAACTCTTTATCGTATCTAATGTGTGCTGGAATGATTGAGTAATAGTTAGGTTGTTCTTTCAATCATCTCTCACTCCTTTCAGCATTTTATTTAGTCGTTCATCCACATCCACCCAGCTATCTATTAAGTGGTATTTATTATTGAATGTATCCATTCCTATTTGGTGCTGTTCCGTGTGGTGGTTTCTACACAGTGCTAATACTTGATTGCCTACATGATTTATCTTTTTGCGATTGCGCCCTTTACCTACAGCATATCTATGTGCTAAATCTGAATGTGGTTTACCACAAATTACACAGTTACGATTGACCGTTGACCAATATAAAAATGATTTATCTTGTTTGAGTAAGTCACTTGTTTTATATGCAAGTGGTATATCGTTATGAAATATCCAGTCCAATGTAACCTCGATAATTTGGCTGGCTTGTGTACGTGTGCAATCACTTAATGAGATGCGCTTGTCGTAGCCGTAGTACGTCCGAACGTATTCGATGAACATATGGCGCATGTAGTCCATAGGTTGCCCAGTATGAGCCTCTATATCCTTTACAAGCGCAAATATCTTCCTGCGTTGTTTGTCGGTTATTCTAAAGGGATCTACGACTTGCACATCTACCTCCACTTCAAACCCGTTATCAAGTAAGAGTGAAGTTTTGTTGTCTATATCTACACCCTCAATGACAACGGTAGTCGTACCGTCATCTTGAGTAATGTAATTTTTAATAATCGGCATCTACATCAGTCCTAGAATGGTAAATCATCATCATCTACATTTGCGTTGTTATTACCAAAAGGGTTGTTTACTGCTTGTGATTGCCCACGTTGTTGTTGTGGCTGACCATTCTGTTGGTTGCTACCTTTGCTATCTAAAAATTCAATTCTGTTAGCAATCACTCGTACTACTGAACGATTGTTTCCTTCTTTGTCTTGAAATCTGTCTTGCTTTAAGTTACCTTCAATTAAAATTTTGCTACCTTTACCACAGTAGTTATTAAGTAGTTCAGCAGTTTTACCGAATGCTACGATGTCAAAAAATGATGTATCATCTCTTTTGAATGGGTTATCAACTGCCATTGAGAAGTTAGTTACTTGTGTTTGACCAGCTTGTTTAAGTTCTAAATCTTTAGTGATACGTCCTGTTAAAATAGTTAAATTAGTCATTCGTATTCTCCTTATATTTTTTCGCCATTGCTTGAATGTTATTGATTGTAGTTACTGCTTGTTGTTCAGACATTGACGTGTAATCTTGTATTCCAAAGGTTTGTTCTGCTTGTTGTTGTGTTACGTCTTTTCCTAATGACTTCATCAAATCAACGAAATCAAACACTTCTTGTTTTAGAACACCAACCGTTTTACTACTTACTTTGTTGTATTTTTCTTGTTTTTGTTTAGCATCTGCATCATCTTCATCAGTTGGAATATTGAAGAATTTCATTAAAAAGTATCTTTCGGCATAAGTTAATGCGGTACCATGCGCTTTAGATACGTCGTCCTGTTGACCAACTGCGAAGAAAGGTACTTCTAAAATTTCTTGTGGATTATCTGCGTTGATCCATTTATAAGTCAGCTTCAATTTAACAATATGTTCTGGCTTACCTTTCGCATTTGTGGTTTCAGTTACTTCTTCATTTTCTGTGTATGGTACAAGTAATAAATTATGTTCAATCATCTTGTTTCTTATTCTATGAAGGACTTGAGAGCCACTTACGTAAGAATAGTTGTAACCTTTGGTGTCTTTAGTAAAACCATCAATATTAGCTTTAACATCTGCTATCTTTTGGAATAAATTAAGTTGTTCAGCCATCTACTTCACCACCAAACTAACAGTGTGTTTCAACTTCGCACCCGGTATTTCTTTGCCGTTTTTCAAATCATCAGTAAGCATTTTAGAGTTGAGTTTTGGTGCTTGTGATACCCAGTATTCTTTAGGTATTAATTTTTCATCTGTGACCTCTTTACTTGGTCCATTACTACGTTTGTAAATGTAGTTAGTAGATGTACGGTACTTATCCAATTGACGTTGATCTAACATATCTAGTAGGTAACCTTTTAATCTGTCAGAAAGGTTTACTTTTTGTTTTTTAATTGCTTGTAGACGTTTAATTTCCTTATCTATTGTTTCAACATCAGCATCTACCGAACGCTTTAAGCCGATTGTGTTATCAACTTTTATATTCAATTCTTCTTCGATGCTATCCAAAGTATCTTTTAAATCTTCGAATGAATAACCTTCATCTAATTTGTTCAAAACTTCTAAGTAGGCTTGAGTTAAGTTATATGTGTTTGACATTGATATACTCCTCCAATCGTTTATCTGCTCTGTCTGCTCTAGCATCTGCGCTTTGATATAGTCTTATATATAAATTGATGTTGTCGTTTAAATCTTTAATATGATCTTTAGCAGTATCTAGTTCTCTTTTTAGACGTTTGTTTTCTAAACTGATTAAAACTAAGTCTTTGCTATCTTTTAGCAGGTTGTCATGTTCTTTTAAAGATAGAGTTACCTCTTGCATATATGTGCCTCCCGTTATATGATTATCTTGAGTTTATTTCTTAATGTCCGACTGTTACTCATTGGCGTGGGTATCAGTCTTTTTTTGTGCGTAAAATAGTTTGTCGAAAAACAAATACGTTACTACAGATGTAACTATTGCAACCGCTACTGAGTTAGTGATGAAGATGTTTAACATCATTGATAAGAAAAATGTAACGTTAAACATCATGCCTGCGATTAAGATTGTTTTGTCTTTGATTGTCATTTCTTCACCCCCTTATAAATCTCTTTCTTATAATCTTTTAAGAATTTTCGCATTAATTCAGCGTCGAAGTAATGAGATGAACTACCACCTTGTCCTTCAAACCAAATGTCATTATCTTTGAGATATTTATTAAATCTAGGAACTTCTAATATTCTTTTAAACACTAAATACTTGCTCAACTTCGACTCTTTGATTAAATCTTCCATAGTCCAAAATGCAGGTAATGAATTACTTACCAATCTTTCAAATTCAACTTTAGGTATAAGAACATGAGTGTCGGGTAATGTGACTGTTATAGTTTGTTCCATTTAATAAAACTCCTTTCGTGTATAATTTGGTTATCAACCTAAGGAGGTGATAACTATGGAATTGAAATTTGAACTAATAAGACAAGTGCTACTTGTAGTCCAAAATCATAAAAATTTAAATGACTACTTAGATTTAAATGATGTTTATAAGTTTATAGACCATGATAGCTACTCAATTGAAGATGTTGCTTATACTTTGCTAAAAGCAAACGAAGCAGGATTAATTGATGCTAAACCAGTTAAAGGATCTAATTTAAGTATGTTTCTGATTGGTCATTTAACTTATCAAGGACACGAATTTCTAAATAGTGTTGCAGATGATACAGTTTGGGAAGAAACTAAATCAAAAGCATCTAAATTAAAATCGGTCACTTTACCTGTCCTTCAACAATTGGCAGTATCTATAATGAATAAACAGTTAGGCTTAGAGTAATTTGAATTCCTTTCCATCAATTTGTGCATAAAAGTTATTTTTGATGATAGGAAATTTATTTTCTAAATTTTTGTAGTCATTTAAAAGGGTTTCACTTTCAAAAATAGGTCGTCTATTATCCTCTTGATCATAGTAGTAATAGATGACTTTTTTATTTTGTTCTCGCATTTGTTATCCTCCTTAAGTTGTTTGTTCGATTGTGGGTAGAATGTCGTTATCTTTGAGTAAGTTATATAAAAAGATACGTCCTTTTTGAGTCCACTTTGTATGCAACTTGAAATCTTCTGTTCCGTCTTTTTTAGTGTATTTATGTGGTTCTGATGATGTGTAACCTTTATCGTGATACTTTGCGTATAATAGCCATTGACCCGATTGTTTAAATTGCACTTTTAAATCATGAAGTATTTTGTTTAATGCTTGTGCTGACATTCCGTAATCTTTAGCAATAGCGTTAACAGTAATAAGCTTTTTGCTTTTTAGTATTTGGTCGTAATAATCTGCTTTAGGTTTTAACTCTCCTACTTGTTGTTGAAGCAATAAATTATGTTCTCTTTCCTTCTTATATTCAGTTAGAATATTGATAATGTAGTCAGGATTGTTTAAAGTGTTTTCGATTACGTTATCTGTTGCGTAAATACCATGTTTACGGATAGAAGGTAAAACTTCTGATGTTACCCAGCGTTTGAAACGCTTAGCACTTTCTAATTTGCTTGAGAATATTAAGCTATAAAGTCCACTTTCATTGATAAGTGTTACGTTGCGTTTCTGACCTGCGTGGTCAATTTGGCTACGCAGCTTATCATCACCATCCACCTTTTTATTAATCGCTCCACGATAATCTTCATATCCTAAAATTTGAGCAACATCATTTCCAACAAAATATGGTTCGTTATCAACGGTAGTTGTTCTTACCGGTAAATCTCCAAAATTAAAAATCTTTATATTATTCATTGATATCCTCCTTAAAGTTATAAAAAGTTATATATGATTTTAAAATTTTTTAGACCTTTATTTGGTCTATCTCAATTTTGTACAATTTTGCCAAAGCATAAATAACTACGTTACTAGGAGTAGAATCTTTTTTCTCCCATTGTCCGACTGTTTTAGCTGTTACACCAAGTTTGTCAGCCACTTCTTGTTGCTTCATATCTGAAATGATACGCCATTTTTTTATCGTGAGTTGTTCAGGCATTTTCTCTCACCTCGCTTTCGCAAATATAACTTTATATTACTTTTAAGGGTATGTCAACCACAAAAGTTATAAATTATGTAAAAAAGTTATAAAAAATATTGTAAAGTAATATAACTTATGGTAACTTAATATTACATTAAGTAATATTAAAAGGAGTAAAAAAAACATGGAGAATAACGTTAGAAAAATTTTATCAAAAAATATTCAAGACCTTATGAATGAGAAAAATATTGATCAACAACAACTCGCTAAAGCTATTGGCGTTTCTCAACCAACTGTTTCAAATTGGATTAAACAAAATAAATATCCAAGAATACAAAAAATACAACAACTTGCTGACTACTTCGGAGTTCCAAAATCAAGAATTACTGAAAGACAAATTGAAAAAGTTGAACAAGATACTATCGCAGCACATTTGGATGATGACTTTACAGAAGAAGAATTAGATAAAATTAGAGAATTTGCTGAGTTAGTGCGTCAAGCACGCAAAAAGGACTGATTATGTGGGGAGATATGAAGATTTACTAATCCAAAATAATCATTTACATATTTGTGACACTTTCGAATTACCGGGAATGTTTAAAGGTTTCTATGATAATGGAGTAATATTGATTGATAAAAATTTATCTGACGCAAAAAAGCTAGAGATTTTGTCGGAAGAACTAGCCCACCATGAAATCACTTACGGTAATATACTTAATGAACAAGATATTCAAAATAAAAAATACGAATTAAAAGCACGAAGATTAGCTAATGAAAAACTCATATCTCTAGAAGGTATAATTGAAGCATTTATGCAAGGCATACATAATTTATATGAACTTGCTAATTTTTTTGAAGTTACAGAAAGTTTTGTACTACAAAGTATTGAACATTATAAACAAAAGTATGGGTATTCCACTCGGTATGGGAAATACGTTATTCAGTTTGAGCCGTTACGAGTGTTTGAATATAAAGATATATAGTAAAGGAGAAACATATATGAAAAAGATACTACTTTGGATATTATTGGTTTTCTCTTTATTCACAGTTGTTGGCGGACTATTAGTGATTATTGATCAAGGTCTAAGCTTTATTGATTTAGCAATGTTATTAGTATTTCTATTAATATTTATAATTAGTTTATTTAAACTAATTAAATTAAATACAAATAAAAAGAATAAAGAGATAACAAATCAAAAAGAAGATATCCCTATTCAATTACACGAAGAGAATAAAAGATTAAACAAAGAATTAAATCAAGTAAAAATTGATTTAAATAATGCAAATCAACAGTTAGATGAAAATAATAAAAAACCAAGAGTTGTAGAAAAAGAAATAATCAAAGAAGTTGAATCTAAAGAATTAATTGAAAATAACGAAAATCTAAAAAAAGAATTAGCTTCTCAACAAGATTATATACTTAAACTTGAAAAGGAAAATAAACAAGTCGCGACTCTAAAAGAAAATACTGAAAAGACACAAAAAAGCATTCAAGAATTAAACGAAAAATTAAAATTAAAAGAAAACCAAATAGATGAACTTAAATCAGAAAACAAGAAAGTAAAAGAAGATTATTTTTCTACTTTGTTTTCATTTGAAAATTCTTCTAAAGAGAAAGTAGAACCTTCACGTTCATCAACTCATTTAGACTTATCTTATACTAAAGCTAGAAAATTAACGTCAACTTTTGTAGTTTTAGATTTCGAAACAACTGGACTAAATTATAAAGATAACGAAATCATCCAATATGGCGTTGTTGAATTTAAAGATGGAAATGTAATTAATGAATTTACAAAGTTTTTTAAACCTAATCAACCGGTTGGTAAAACAGTTATGCGAAAAACTGGAATTACAAATGAATTTTTGGAAGATAAGCCTAGAATATCTAAGGAGTATATGAAAGAACTACTCTTATTACTTGGTGGTAAAACAATTGTTGCTCATAACGCACCATTCGATATGAAATTTCTTTTAAAAAACCTTCATGATTTCAATATAGAACATGAAAAGTTTCGAGTTTTTGATACATTAACTGCTTCTAGAAGGTTGATAAACGAAACACCTAATCATAAATTAGAAACTTTAAAAGAACACTTCAATTTAGATGATGGAGAATCACATCAAGCTTTGAATGATGCAAAAGCTACTGGTCAATTAGCATTATTACTTATCGATCGAATGGAATAACTTATTAAAGTTAATATGGTATTGCGGCAATTACTCTATTACTTTTGAACCATTGAGAGTTTTTAGATTATATGAGGTGTATTGAATTTATCTGTTTTAAGGAGACTAGAATTGATAATTTTAAACTGCAAAATAAAATTAAATGAAATTGTTTACGAAGTGAAAACGAATAAAAATAATTACTTCACCTATTCTTTACCTAAAGATATTACATCTTATAAAGTAAGAAAGGTGCTTAAAATTATTGAAAGTAAAGTAGATGAAGACGAAGATTATTTAAGCAAAGGAGGTTGAGGGATGGAAGAAAATTTAAACAAGGAAATTTTAGAAGTTTTTTCTTCACATAATTTAGAAATACCCAACATACCTGTAGATAGAAAATATTGGTTGCTTCGTACTGAAGGTGGTAGTTGGTACGAAGAATTTACAAATGATGAATTTATAGCTATTGGATGGAATAAACTTGATAAAAAAGAGTATTGCCAAAATGTTCATAAAGAATCTGCATTACGCATATTAGATAAGTATTATCCAGAAAACAAGCAACAAACTTTAATTATAAACAATATAGATAAGTTTTATAATAAGATGAAAATTGGTGATATCGTTGTACTGCCTTCAGAAGGCTCTCAAGTTCTTATGTTTTGTGAGATAATTGGCAATGTATATAATCAAAAAATTACACAAACAGAAATTGATGAAGGAAACTGTCCTTATATTAAACGACGTAAAATTAAAACTATTAAATCTATAAGTAAAAGAAATTTAGATCTGAAATTATTTAAAATGTTGCAAAGTCATCATACTATATCCGACATAAACGATTACGCAAACGAAATAGATTCATCTTTACATGATTTTTATGTAAAAGGTGAAAAAATTGTTTATTCCATAAAAATAAATAAGAAAAACAACTTATCAGCAGAAAACATAAGAACTTTAACTAACATTCCTTGGGTAGCTAATGAGTATATAACCAATGATTTTTACGACCTTTCTAATTTAACTAGCACTATTTACATTAAATCTCCAGGAAAACAAGAATATGAGGCTAAGGGAGTTTCTGGAGCTAAATTTATTATTGGCTTATGCGTAATCAGTAATATTTTACTAGGTGGTGATTTTGAAATAGGGGAATGGCATTATAAAAGTGATGGGATAATCGGAGAACGTTTAAAATTAAAAGAACAAAATTTAAAAGAACAAAAAGAAAAAAATAGACATCAAGAAGAAATGATGAAATTAAAAAAGGAAGGCGAAGCTGAAGTCCCTGATATTAATAAATATAAAAAGACGTCTGATCAATAGACGTCTAAAAATTTCACATTAGTTAAAATGATAATAATTGATAAAGATAAAGCTATAACTTTTATTGTATTAATATTATAGAATTCTAAAAATTTTAATACAAATTTCAATAAATAAAAGGATATTATATACACAGGTAATAGGAGAATTACAAACATAGAAACTTTAGTTATAATATTCAATAAAACAAAAATAAGTTCCATTAAATCTCCTCCCCTTGTTTTATTTTAATTTATTATACTTTATTTTTCGAAACTAAACAATATCTACGGGGTACCTAGTACCCTTATTATTTTTTACCTTTTTTTAGGAGGGATAGCATGCAAACACGATGTTATGACGGTAAAAAATGGCAATATGAGTTTAAATATGAGGGTAAGAGATATAGGCAGAAGGGCTTTAGAACGAAACGTGAGGCTAATTCTGCAGGATTAGATAAGTTAAGCGAGTTAAAGCAAGGTATTGAATACGAACCTAATTTAACGTTATACGACTATTTCAAAACCTGGTGCGAAACGTTTAAAAAATCGACGGTAACACCTAAAACTTACAAGTCTTATTCTTCTGCTATGGAACATATCAATAACCACCCTATTGGTAAGAAAAAGTTAAAGGATATTTCGAGATACCACTATCAAGATTTTATTAATGAATTTTCAAAACACCATTCTAAAGAATCTATTAGAAAACTAAACGGTTATATTAGAACATCTTTAGACGACGCAGTATACGAGGGACTTATTGCAAAAAACCCTACTTTTAAAGTGAGTTATAGAGCTAGTAACCCGAATAAAAGCGAGGATAGTAAATATATCAATCTAAAAGATTATGAATTATTAAAGCAGCATTTGATGACTAAAGACAATGCGTCATCACTTGTATTATTCATCATGATATGTACTGGTTGTCGCATAAGTGGTGCTTTGAATCTAAAACGAGATTATATCAATCAAGTTAAAAGCGAAATTTATATTGATGAGCATAAAACAGATTCGTCACCACGTTACGTGTCTATTAGTGAAAAAGACATGAACCATATCATTAAGTCTATTGATCAATTACCTAGAACAATTGACGGAACTATATTTGGTGGACTAACAAACAATGCAGTTAACAAACGTTTAAAAATATATTGTAACAATTTAGGTATCAAAGAAATCACTTCACATGCTTTACGTCATACTCACTGTTCATATTTATTAGCTAAAGGAATATCAATTTATTATATATCCAAGAGACTAGGACACAAAAATATATCAGTTACTACTGAATTTTATTCACATTTACTTGAAGAAACTTATAAAGAAGAAGATGAAAAAGCAACACAAATAATAAGTGCGATGTGA